ACATTTCCTTTTTCAAATAGAAATGCTTGTTGGTATAGAGTTGTATCTAGTTTAACCCAACTTTCCATAGTCAAAGCCTGGTTGTTTAAATTTGTGTCATCAGGGAAAGAAATATAATCATCTGTATTTCTTCCTTCGTTATAGAACCTCTCAAAGATTAGTCCGTACTCTATCGGGTCTACCTCTGTAATTCCCAGTAGATAAGAAACTAAACATCCAGCAGCAGAGCCTCTTCCGGGTCCAGCGATCCATCCTTTATCCTTGACATGGTTTACAATGTCTTGTACAATCAAAAAATATCCAGACAGTCCAGCTTTAAAAATGACTTCTAATTCTGTTTTAACTCTATCAAGATATTCTTCTTTGTCTACATCTAAATAGACTTTCTTAGATGGAATTAACTTCTTCTTCCAGCCATGACGACATAGTTCTTTTAGGTATTCGTTTTGATCAAACCCCTTTGGACAATCAAAGTCTGGCAGCATTGGCGGTCCTGTTAGTTCATATTCTTCGCATCTTTTTTCAATTTCGTGACCTACTGATAAGTCTGTCATATCTGGTAGATACCATCTATCGTCTCCGTCGAAAAATTCTGAGAACTCATGCTCCACGCCTTCTAGTTTGGCAAGAGTCTTTTTAAGCTTGCTACACAACATAATTCTATGACAATCTGCATCGTCTTTATCTACATAATAGATAGCCTCCTGAGCGTAATCTATTTTGATATGATTGGACTTAAATATCTTAGCAAATCCGTTTTTCTTTGGAGTCACACATAGAACGTTGCCATTCTCTGCTATCTCTTTTAAAACTTCTACGTTTTGATTTGATACATATTTAACCAAGTCAAACCAGCCATCTTTGTTTTTTGCATAGAGTATGAACCCGTCGAACTCGCATCCAATGATGGGTTTTACGCCTTGCTTTTTACACTCTTGGTGAAACTCTACAGCACCAGAGACAGTGCCAAGATCGGCTATACCGCAGGCGGTGTAGCCGTACTCAGCGCATCTTTTTGCCAGCTTATCTGTTTTACAAAAACCCTGCTGTAAACTAAAGTGCGTTTTGCAGTTGATCGGAATCCAACTCATTTTTCAAAAACTCTCTTAATTGATTAAGGTATTCTTTAGAAGGCTCTAGATTTTTATGTCTTTGATTTACTGTAGACTTCATTTTAAAGGCCAAATTGTCTACATCCATCACTTCGTTATTATACACTGCTAAACCTTCAAGTAAACCCCTACAGCCAGAATTTTGTAGAAAGTTTAAAGACTTTGATAGAGTGTTGTCAAGATCGTGCCAAGCGCCCTTAAAGAATGATGATTGCTCATAATACCAAAACTTAGGTAGCCGATCAACAATTGGAATGGCCCCCATTAGCGTGGATTCAAAAAATCTAAATGTCTCCATGCTGTATGCTCCCCCCGGACACAGCGACAATTTAGAATCAGCTAAAAGCTCCATGTACTCTTTGGGTTTTAAGCCCTTACTAAACCCATCTGTAAATTCAATTTTGTATTTAAACTTATCTCCAGACTCTTCCACCAGCTTGTCTAAGCCTCTCTTGAAACAATCCCTAGTGCCGGTGTGAGGTATTTGTCCCACAAAAGTAAAGTCGTACTTTCTTTGCGATATAGGCTTTATCTCAATGTCATGGTAGCAATCGTTAAATGGACCTAGTGGCATAGGAAAAGTTACCGGCGTATCTAAGCAGTTATCCCACCTGTCAAGGGCATGATAGTTTTGAAATATCAAGAATACATCTTCTCTAAAAAAACCTTCTGGAATTTGGTGGTTTTCTCTAGAGGTTGCTATTAAGATATTTAACTTATCATCATCATATTCTGGAAGTTCTTGCGCGTCATACTTTACTATAATCCTATATCTACTATCTAGAATATCGCTAAGTTTTCTAGCAACCTTTAGAGTAAACATGTTACCTAAATCAAACTCGTTATTTAAATCAATTAATTCTGCCATTATCCCGGAGCCTCGTAATATCCTATGTTAAAACCTTCATTAGTACACTCTTTTACTGTTTCTTTGTGGCCTATAGTATGCAGCCTTTGTTCCACATGCTCGCACATGGTGGTATTAGTTCCCGGCCAATCGTTCTTGTAGAAGTGACAAAGTTTTTGACATCTAAAATCCCTCCTACTGTAACTAATCGGCCTTGGTTTGACGTTCTCTTTAATCTCTTCAAATCTTTTTCTTAACATTTCTAAAAATCTATCTTGATCCCTCTTATCAAAACACATACTAAAAGGACCACCGTCTCTAGTGAAGAAGATAGACATGATGGCTTGATCATAATCCGGGTAAAGTTTTGATATAGCATAATTATACAGCAACAACTGTGCATCGTCAAGAAGTTTTTCATAAGTTTTAACTTCTCCTGTTGCCCAATTCTTTCTTTGTCCCGTTTTCCAATCTACGACTTCAATTATATTATCGTCTATTTTTGTAACTAAGTCAATCGTTCCTTTGATCGCTAGATTACCTTCTACGGTTGTTCCGTCCGGCATTTCATATTTATATTTAGCCCAGTCTTCTTCTATAGCAATATCAAAAGTTGGCTCTGTGTCAACTATATCTCTTTTCCTTGGATCAAATTGACCATCGTTAAAGGTTAGTGCTGTATCAATTTGCTTTTCGCAAAACTTAAAATCAGCAGGGTAATACTTATGGCTATCTGTAGACCCGTAGTGGTCATAACTGCGACTCAAAAGATCTGCGACAAACTTCTTAGTCTTTAGTTTTCTTGGTGTGAATTCAACTTCACCAATAGCATCGTCTATAATTAACAACTCTTTTTTGTCTGCGTTGTCCTGTAGCTCTTTTGTGCATGACGCTAAACATTCCATCACCTTATGACATGCCGTACCAAGTTGCGCTTTTTTCCCCGACTCCGACCTGTATCCTAATACATAAGTCATAAAATACTGCATTTGACAGAAATCGTAATTTCCATAGCTGGAAGATCTTATATATGTTACTATCATTCTGACTCTCTAAATTGGTGGATGCCGCCCACAAGAACGGGTTCTGATTCTGGAATCTCTGGTATCGGAGATCCTAACCATCCCCAATCTTCAATAGTCTTTACAAGTTCTACGTGAGCTTCTTGTATAGACATGTTTTGATTATCAATAACAGCATCGAATTCATAATCTTTATCAAATGCGTTTTCGCTTTTATGAGAATCTTCATGGTTTGATCTTGTTAATTTAATAACTTTACCGCCAGCATTCTGAATGGCCTCCGCTTCATTTGGATACCGGCAATCATCAACTACCGCCAGTAGCGAACCCTCCGACTCTACATCTTTGACCAGCCTAGAAACCCAAATTTCTTCGTAAATCTTTCTACATACTTCTGATCCAAAAAACTGCAAGAATTCCCGGCCTGTCATTTTCCCCTTTTTGTGATACATAAAGGTTCCATCATCAATAAGTTTTTTTATCTGAGGATTTTTAGCCAACTTAGGACAGCTTATGATTCCGGGCATGGACTCCCAAAGGATAGGTATTTTAGCATTCTTCTGTATGTCAGTACCCTTAATATTCTCTTCCTTAATATCGAATAACTCTGTTGCGATATTTTTAAGGGGGTCTGCAAAAGAATAGCTTTTTACATAGGGCCACATATTATACACTGCCCATTCAGCAAACTCCAGATCTATTCTTTTTACGTCTAGTAAAGCGTGTCCCTGTTCCTTTTCTCCTTTAGAGTCGATAAATTCTGTATCAACAACAAGATCACCTTTATCTGTTACATTAAATGCGTTAACTATATTATTAGATCTAAGTTGATAACCGTGTATAAAATTACTGCATGTCGTTTTACCAGACTGCTTATTGCCAGCAAACGCTAAAATTCTAGTGGTCATATTAAGTTATCCTTCTCCAATTGAGGGTTAAGTTCTTCATGAATTTGTTCTGTGGTCATTTCACCAATGTCCTTTTTAGAAATTTGCGGTCTGTAGTAATTAAATCTTCTTCCGCATTTTTTGACAATTTGGCTCGCGGCTTTTTTTCCAGCTTCGTCATAGTCTGTGAGTATCACCAAGTTTAAAGCGCCGCTTTTTTCTAATGTTAATAGCTGGTCATCACTTATACTAGAACCAAAAATACCAACTGAATTTTTAAATCCTGCTTCATACATTCTTAAAACATCGCCCTGTCCTTCTAGTATAAAAAGAACGCCTTTGCTTCCCATGAATTTCTGAGCAATGTTGAATCCATAAAGAACGTTTTTCTTAAACCCTTTACTGTGTAACCACTTAGGCTTTAGTTCGTCGTTAATAGACCTCCCAACACACCCTACATAGTTATAGTCTTCATCGTAAATAGGAACAACAACTCTTCCAGACATTGGCTTATTTTCTGCAAAACATGTGCCTATATCAAAAGTTTTTAAGGTTTCTTCTCTATACCCTCTATTGACATAGTATTCTGCCGGTATATTTATAGTAGACTGTATCTGTTCCCTAGATATTGTAGTGGGTTTTCTTTCAATCTTTCTTTCAAATATTTCTAGTAATTTAACTTCTTTGTTTGGTTGACGGTCTTTGGTTTCTAGTTGCGAATCATCAAGTTTAAGAAACTCTAGACAAAAGTTATACGTTGCATTTAAGGAAACGTCTTTACCATCTTTATTTGATAGTACTCCTCTTATAAATCCAAATATATTACTTTGGTAGTCTTGTTCGCATTGATTTGTCCAACATCGCCAGTTACCAACGGCAGAGTCTCCGTCTGTAAATACGCTACAGCCCTCTGGACTATCCCCGCCGTGAATAGGACATGGAAACGAATACCTATTTGGGTACTCTAATCCTTCAATATCAAAATGTTCTAGAATCTCAGGAATATGCTCTGCCAGCTTATCACACACTGTCAATATCTGATTCTGTGTCAATTTCTTCATTTATTTCAAAACCTTCTTCTCTTGCTCTTGCATTATTATGAAGCTCATTTCTGGTTTGACCTTCTGCTAATTTACCAATACTTCCAAACATATTCATACTAATATAGTCACCGTCGTCAAGACCGCAGCCATGTCTAGCCACAACCGGAACCAGTTTCCTGTTTCCGTTTTCTATCTTGTCTTCCGCGACCTCTTCTTCTGACTTCATCTTAAATATAGAAAAACTCGTACAAAGCCATATAAGCCTGTCTGAGCCTGATACCACATCGGTAGACTCCTTGGTTATACCATCTCTATTTAGCTGTACA